GATGCAGGGGTCTTAGCAGTAGCAATTCTAATCCGGTCGCCGTTCACCTGAAGCAATGCGCCACCGCTGTCCGAGCTGGTACCAACTAAGAGCCTGCCGCTGGAGTCGAGCCTCATGCGCTCTCCCCAGCTTGAGCCGTTATACGTCCAAAAGCCAAATTGCGATGCTGCGCTATTTGTGGCAGCAATTAGCTGAGTGAGACCAGCCGTAGAAGTATTTGTGCCAATTCTGAGGCCAGTGTTATTCGCAGTGGCATCTGCAAACTGAGCAACGTTGTAGCCCCAAATCGTGGAGTCAATTCCAGTTAGTTTAGTTTCAATAGGGAAGGCAGGCGAACCAACCCCCACGCTCACATTCCCGCTTGCATCCACGAACAACCTGCCAGACCCAGCAGTGCTGATGGCTACTGAGTTTGCGGAAGGTAGATAAACCCCGTTTGTTGGAACGGTGCTGCTGGTGGGGATGAAGCTGGCGGCGGTGCTGGTGCCAGTGGAAGTGCGGTTTTGAGCGCCGAAGTCTGGACTGATCTTGGTGCCGGCGATGGCGGCGCTGGCGTTGATGTCGGCGTTGACGATGGTGCCGTCGGCGATCATCGTTGAGGTGACACTGCCGGTATCGCCTGTGCTAACCAGCGTTCCCGTTACGTCGGGCAACGTCAGGGTGCGGTCCGCACTAACAGATGCCGGGGCCTGAATAGCAATAAAGTTAGTCCCGTTAGCGGTCGTCTCTCGGAAACGAACCTGCTGATGGTTATCCATTACCAGCGCGCCGGTCATCGTGTCGCCGTTCACATCGACGAACGTACCGGACTCGCTGCGCCATGCGCTGCCGTCCCATACCTTGAACACATAGGTGCTGCCGCTGGTATCCAGCCATTGCTCGCCTACGGTGTTGCCTGTTTCGCCACCACCTGCCGGGCTGACGTTTGGCGCTGTGCTGCCGACGTGCACCGGGCCAACCTTGACTAGCGCACCAGCCGAGTCCTTGAAAAATAGACCGGGGCTGCTGGTGTTGGTGTTGATGGCAATCTGACCATCAGACATTGAGCCAGGTAGCGGGCGCTTGTTTGCGGTGCTGCTACGCAGGTGCTGGAGAGTCATTCCTTAACGCCTACTGGCCGGAAGTTACCCTTACAGCTTAATAAGTACCGTCGCTGTAGTTCAGGTTGCCTGCGCCAATCGCCACGGTGGTGTCAAATGTGGCGACGCCAGTTACATCCAACGTCCCTGGGATATCGATGTTGCTAGCCCATTCCACATCAGTACCGCCGGATGCAGTCTGCAGCAGTTGACGGGCTGTGCCATTTGCCAGCTTGCTGACGGCAATCTCAGCCGTAGCCGAGATGTCAGCATTGACGATGCTGGCATTACCGGAAACCAGCACGTTGCCGCTTTGATTCGGCAGCGTGATCGTGCGGTCAGCAGTTGGATCAACGACGGTTAACGTCGTTTCGTAGTCGTCGGCTGTGCTGCCTTCAAAGATCAGGTTGGCATTGTTCAGCGTCAAGCTGCCAGTCATCGTGTCGCCCGCTTTGGCGACCTTTTCTGTGTCTAGCTCTTGGATTGCAAGCTGAACATTGGTAGCGAGGATATTGCCAGCAGGCGCAAAGCTGACGTTGGTGGCGATCTGCGAGCCAATGGCACTAGAAACGTCGATTAGATCCCAACTGGCGCCATTGGACAGGATCATGTCCGGCGGCGCCAAAGCCTCCGCAGGTGCGTTGCCGGTGCCGGTGCCGGAGTCCGATACGACTAAGTAGTACTGCCTATTGACGCTGGACGCGGCTGGCAGCGCTACGCCTGCAGCTAAGCCCACTGCTGCACCAGCAGTTGTTACCGATGCAACTTGGTTGATGCTGGCGTCATAGGTGCCTGCATAGATCAGCTCACCGGAGATGATCGTTACCGGCAGCCATGCTGAGCCAGACCAGATGTAGAGGTCTTGGTTGATCTCGTCGTAGAAATACTGGCCCTTGAAGGATGCGCTGGGGAATACAACATTGCCGCCAGTGTCAATGGCGCCACCGAATAGCACGGTGGATTGGTCGGCAAGTTTTGGTGCTGTAATGGCACCAGTGCCGATCAAAGATGCACCAAATGTGCCGGTTGTGATTTTGCTGGTATCTAGCGATGGGATGTCACCTGCGGCGAGGTTTGTCGATCCAGTGACTAGGCCGCTGCTGTTGTAGGTGATCTTTGTTGCAGTGGCGCCAGTAACTGTATTGGAAATACTGAGTACACCAGCGCCATCTGCAGACAGCCCAGTACCTACAGAGATAGTGCCACGGACTGATGTTGTTGCAATCGGCAGTTGAGTGCCAGTCAGCAGCGGAATATCTGTTGCAGTAAGTGCCCTGAAACTTGGAACGGCGCTGCCGCCAGCGGCGGGGCCAGCAAGAACCGTGTTGGCAGACTGTGCTAGAAACTCACTACCATCTAGATCATTAGCAAGCTTGGCTGCAGTGACATTGCCGTCAAGGATCTTGGCGGTGGTTACTGCATCGGATGCCAGCGCAGTGGCATCTACAGCGCCTGCGGCGAGTTTGGCAGTGGTTACGGCTCCATTGGTGATCTTTGCTGTAGTTACCGCATCGCTAGCCAGCTCAGATGCGCCAACGCTGCCATCGGCAATCTCAGATGCGCCGACTGCTCCAGTAGCAATCTTCGCTGCGGTTACCGCGTCATCAGCAATTTTTGCTGTGGTAACTGCTAAGCCCTGGATTGCTGCTGTATCTACCGCATTGTCTGCAAGCTCACTGCTACCTACAGCATCTGCAGCAATCTGCGCTGCTGTAATGGTATCTGCTGCAATTTGAGTTGCGGTTACAGCGCCTGCAGCCAGCTTGGCGGTTGTAATTGCGCCGTCGGCAATCTTTGCTGTTGTCGCGGCATTGCTAGCAAGTTGAGTTGCAGTTACAGATGCGGAAACAAGCTTGGCACCGTTGATCGAGCCATCTGCAAGGTTGAGCTTTGTATCCGCAATCGTGCCATCAGCGATCTTGGCATTAGTGACGGCACCATCGCCAAGTTTGGTGTTGGTTACCGCGCCAGTAGCAATCTTTGCCTCTACGACCGCTGCTGATGCAATAGCTGCGCTGTCTACAGCGTCATCAGCAAGCTCACTAGCCCCAATCGCGCTTGGCGCAATCTGGGTGGCCGTGATTGTGTCATTGGCGATCTTGGCGGCTGTGACAGCTAGGTTGGCAATTGCCGCGGTATCAACAGCGTTGTCCGCCAGCTCAGACGAGCCAACAGCGTTCTCTGCAATCTGCGTAGCAGTGATGCTGCCGTTTTGAAGCTTGGCGCCAGCAATGGTGTTATCAGCAATTGCGCCAACGCCTGCAGTTACGACCGCAGCAACGGTGATCTTCTTGGTTTCTGCCGTGCTGACATCGGCAATAGGCAACACATCAACGGTTGCCTGGGTATCGGCGGCTAGCAGCGGATTGAGCTGCGTAATCTTCTGATCAGCCACTGCTAAGAAACCGTACGCTTATAGCTTAGTTTAGGATGGCACTTCCAGAAGAATGCCGAACCCAGACTCCTGCAGCACTTTGTCCTGTGGATCTTGCTCTTGCAGCAGATAGCCCGATGGCAAATCAAACAGCAGTCGGATGGGCCCAGTGGTAACAAAGCTGATCTTGCTATGAATGGGCTGATCAGCTATCAACTCAGTTGCCACTGATGTGATCACGCAATCGGCTGCGTAAAACAGTTCTTTTCGCGCTTCTACGGCATCAATCAATGTGCCAATAGGCACGGTGTTCGTGCGCTTCATCAAAAATACGCCGGCAAACTCAGCTCCTATTTCTTGCCGCAGCGCTAGCTGGTGCATATATACCGCAGACTCTTCCGTGCCAATATAGTCAGGCGATCCGCCACGCCATGTTGTATCAAAAAAACAATCAAGCTCGCCGCTGCCAGATACCAGCGTTGACATGCGTTGCCTGAAACTGTCCCCAAGACTTGTGTACTCTGCTGTGTCTCGGTCAGTGTTCAGCATCCAGCTCACCGTTTGAGCTAGATAAGCATCATCTTTTGACACCACTTCATAGCTGACTCGGTAAGACGCCGCCGGTGTCGTCAGGGTTATTGCATCTGCAACACTGCCGGTTAGCGCTTTCTGCCATGTAGCAAAAAGCCTGATGCCACCAACGCTATCGACGTTGACGTACCACTGGCCGTCGTTGCGCCTGGTGCTGTCCGTCCATCCACTTGTCGCCACGAAATCCAGTAGATCTGTGGTCGGCACACCGCTCTCGTCGACACGCCTAAACCACACGCGATCACCTGTGATCAGGTTGACCACTCGATCCTGCAAGCCAAAACGCTTGGCTGTCACATCGACATCAGATGGAGTTAGGCGGCTGTAGACACGCTCAGATTGCTTGCGCCCGATACGCAAGCCGCCAGCTTCGCCGATCCAGATAGCCATCAGATCAGATTTACGGCCGTGAGCGGGCCGCAGACGGTGAAGTTAATGCTTGCTTGAATGATCTCACCGACAGTCGCGGCAATCTCCACGCTGGTAAGCGCACACTTGAATTGCACAGCCCTAGTAGTGCTGCCACCCGAGAATCGAAGCTCCAGCGTGTGCGTTGGCTCTGTTGGTGTCCGCGTGGTTCGCAAAAGGTCATCCATGATGGCGCGACCTTCAATCAAGTTTGATGCGTTTTCGTAGTAAAAAACGGTGGCCGTGCCAGTAAAAGACTGCACGCCGTAAACGTAATTACGGGCAAAGTCACCAAGACTGGTGGTTTCTAGCGTGTCAGCGTTGGCCGAAAAGCTCCAGTCGCTGACTCGCGCCACTTGCACGTTGTCAACCAGTAAGGAGCCGTCAATACCGGTGTACTGCTTAGCCATGCGCCGTGCGTACTGAAGTCTTTAGTCAATTGTAGCTGTGAGTCAAGTTCTAATTGCTAGCAAGGATACAGAGGCATTGCCAATGCCCGGCGCCGTCCACTCAACAGTCGGAGCAGCCGAATAGCGCCACTTGTAGCCGGATGGCGTCACACCGCCGTAACTCGACATGCCAGCAAAGATATCTGCTGGCAAATCAAATTCTTCGTACGTGCCCTTAGCCGTGGCGTAGTGATTTGTAATTAGCAAGAATACCGCTTCAGTGAGATTCTGAAAGCCAAGCGACAACGTAGCTCCAATTGGATTGGGGCCAAGTAGTACGCGGGCTTCGTAGCCTGACAATGCTGTAAAAGACTGCACAGGCTGTGAGCCGGGCGTCCACGTCCGCGAGGATGGCTTAATGCTTGGAAAAGATGCAACGGTCATGATCAGATGCCGATAAGCATGTCCAGCGCAACCTGACTAACGCCAGTGGCTGTCGTTGGAAAATGAGTTGCTTCTACCCTAAAGGCACCATCGGCGCCTTCGCTGACGGCGTCCACTTGATAGAACACGGTCTTTGATTCGCCTGTTGCAAGGCTAGATGCGTAATCCCAGGTCACGCTGATAATGTCAGTCGGCACTAACGTACCGATCAAAGCTGTTGTCTGAAAGCTGATTGTATGCGTAGTTAGCTTGCGGCTAGCAAGGATATAGCGACCTATCAGCGTGGCGTGGTTTTCCGTCGTGCAGAACTCTTCCATGTCATACTGTTCAAACGGTCCGTCTATTGCTGTTCCGGCATAGCGGACTTCGTTTGTCTTCGGCGTGCCATAGACCGATTCGGTTTGTGACCGCCAGGTCATAAGAGCGCAGAACGGTTTGCGTTGATTGATGTCGATGTATTCTTTCTGATATGTTCCAGCAACTACGTTGCTGTCGTTGAAAACAAAGCTAGGTGTGATGACTGACGTGCTCACATTGAACAAACCATCGAGCGGCAATGCAGGCTTAAGCGCAAACTTGCCGTTGATCTGCACAAATCGCAACAAGAACAGCGGCGCAACGCGAGTTAAATAATCGCGGAGGTTGACGCTGTTGGCTAGTACGCCGTTAAAAAACAACGAATACTTTGAGTTGAATTCTTCTGCGCCTTGGAAAGAAGGCAGATCAATCAACTGCGTAGACACCTTGCTGGCGTTCTTCAACAGGTAATAAGCAAGATCTGGGAAGCTGCAACTGCTGCCGGTTCCACCCAGAACTCGCTCAACTTGCACGCCATTGCGGACAAAGCATCGTACTTGCTGCTTATAGATTCCGGTCTCTGCGTTAACGGCATAGCGTCCTTTTACGGCCAATGTGCTCATGCCGGCAAATGATCCGCCGGATCCAGCAAACAGCGGTAGGTTGGTGACTGCGCCAGGGATAAATGGCGTTGTGATTGTTGTGGTGACTTTATAGGTATAAGACAACTCCGAGAATACCAAATACGCAGGATTGGGCCAGTAGCCGCTAAATGACGTATCAATGGTTAGCGTAAAAGTTACGGGCGCGCCAAAAGAAAACGATGCGCTGAAATCAGTGCTTTCGGTCAGGCCGCTGCCGTCAACCAACGTGCCATTACTGCGTGCCGCCCAACGATGAAAATAATTGACTGCAGCATTAGGGCTTGTTGTGATTTTGGAGTTGCTAAATTTAAATGCGGTGCAGCCAGTAACGGTAACCGTATAAGAGTTGCCAGAGAAGCTAAACGATACGTTTGTATCTGCGTAGTTATAGGTCTCCGTATTTGTCGTCGATGTCGCCGGCGTATCTGGCCCGATTGATGACAACGTATAGTTGTAGCCGCTTGTGGGCAAACTGCCGTATGCGTTAGTGATGCCATAGCCGGATAGTGTGTTGACCTTGATTGGTCCTTTCCACACATCCGATTCCGCAATGGCTGGAAGCTGGCCATCGCTGACTACAAGGCCAAACGCAAAGTAATCGCCGGTATTAGCGTTTTCTTCGACGCCGTAACGCGCGGCTGGCGGAGTGATCCACGCGCCGCCAACGCCACCAGTCTGCCTGCAGAACACAAAAGGAATGGAGTTGCCTGTTGCAACGATGCGCTGCTGCGCTGTAGCTCCCTGCTCAACCGTGAGCAAAGCTGCCAGCTCATCCTTGCGCAGGTTGGTGGTGATCGGAGCTGATGCGCTTTGCGGCGCGATGTAGTTCGGATTGCTTGTCATATCTTGGGCGGCTCTCCGATCAGCGTAGTTGTGAATTTGCGCGGCGGCGCCTGGGCTTCAACGGGATTCAGGCTAGATCCAATCTGGATCGAAATTGACGCCTCATTCTGGCTTGCGCTGATCAGCTCGCCAATATAACTGGCAAATAACGTCTTGGCTGTCGGTGGGGATCCGCCTGCAGTAGGCGCAAAAGAGTAAAAGCTCAGCTCTACAAAGTAGCTATTGGTTAGACCAGCTTCAATTAACGCGATGATCTCGTTGCTAGGGGCAAAGTCCACGTTGAGGCTTTGCTGTCCTCCTGTGGCGTTAGAGACAATTGCGTCGACATTGAACGGGTAAAACGTGTGACTATCAACAGTCGAACCAGGCCAATAGCTTTGGTAGCGGGCGACGACGGTGCTGTAGTCAGATCGCCTGAAAGTTAGAAAGCTAGCAATGCCAATCGTCATCGCGCTACCCCAATAGTTCTACGAAGCGACGGATTGCTTTGCAACTGACTTAGTACAGCGTTTGCACCCTGACGGGCTGCCGTGGATGTTGCCTGCTGCAAGTCACCCATGGTGACGTAGTTGGTGCCATCCATCTGAGTTACCGGGCCGGTTGTGATGTTCACTTGTGGCGCGGCCATGTTTGTGGCGCCCACTCCATAGCGATTGATTCCATTCTGCGCATACGCCGGAGCTGGTGCCATGGTGCCAATTCCAAGTTGCTCTAATTCACGCAACGAGCTTTCATATTTCTGGCGTTGCTGTGCTTGCAGATATGGCCGCTGAAGTTCAGCAATTCGCATTTCTGCGTCTGTTAAAACAGCTTGAGATCTGAGTGGGTCCATGATCTGCATTGCTTGATTAATTGCTGATTGCCAGATTGCCCTCCCTTCTTCCTGTAACACAACGTTTGAAACTGCATAGGCGCCGCCAAATTCTCTGCCGCCATAAGCGCCACCTAGGTTGCGAATGCGGTCAGCTTCTGCCGCAGACCTAGCCATGTTTGCGGCCAGTTCAAACGATTGAATTTTGGCTTCTTTCAACGCTGCTGCGGCTCGAATATATGAATCAGTGGCGCCTTCTGCTCGAATGGCAGTTTCATACTCTTGCTTAGCTTGTGCTGTTTTTAATTGGCTAATTTGCCCTGCGATAACAGCGCGCTTTTCGTCTGTAGTCGCTATTGATAGATTGATCTCTGCTGCTTGCTGCTGCATTGATCGAGCTTTTTCTGCAAACTGCGCATGTTGCTCGGAAGCTTTAGCTACTTTTGCTTGGCTTTCAGCTAATGCTTCGGTTGCAATGGCTTCTTGCTCTTTTTGTTGCGCGATTTTATCTTGCGTCTGCCGCCTTAGTTCTTCGCTATAGCGAATCTTTTCCGCAATCTCGGCTCCTTTGCGATCTTCCTCGACAATTTGAGATTTGATTTGGTATTGCTCTTTAGTGATTTTGCCATATTCCAGCTCAAGTTGAAGCGCGGATTGCCTCTGACCATACTCTTCTTCAACTTTGCGCAGCCTTGCATCCGCGGCGCCAACTGTATCGTCGCTTGCCTCTTTGATCTTTACTTCATTATTTAGTTGCTTTTCTCTTAGCGCCGATTGATCGCTTAGCGCATCTTTAGCTCTTTGAAACTCGGCATTTAATTCTTTTTGCTTTGCTTTTGCATCTTCAATTTGAGGCGGCAAGCCTGAGTATTGCTTGACTGTTGCTGCGGCCGCTTGTGTTGCCTCATCTTGCTTTTGCTTGAACTCGCCCACCTTGTCGTTAGTCAGCCCCAGGAAGCCAGCAAGGCGCCCAACCTGCTCAGCGATGAATTGAAAGACAGGATTCTGCGATAGCGCCTTGAAGCTATCAATGACAAATGCAAGAACCTTCGAGAAATTGCTAATGACAACAATGGCATTCTCAAAGCCCTTGATCATGATGCTTTGAATCGCTACGCGAATAGCGTCAAAGTCAATGTCTTTGAATGCTGCTTGCAGTGATGCAATGACAGGCTGGATTGCTTCATAGACCTTGGGAAAGATCACATTCCCCAGATAGCTCCACCAGTCGGCAAGCATCTGCCCGACAGTCGCCAAACCCTGAGCGCCAGCAACAACAGCAGGTGCAAAGACTTGACCGATGCTGTTGAGCAGTTGATCCGTTACCTGCCGCAGGTTGTTGAATGTCTGCTGTTGTGCTGTCAGCTTGTCGTTTAAGTTTTCGGATGCACCTGCTGCACCGGACAATGCCTCGTACAAGACTTGGCTTGTGATCTTGCCGTCTTGCGCCATGCCTTGCAGCTCACCACGGCTCTTGCCGGTGGTCTGCGCAATTGCGTCAAGCAACTGCGGCATCCGCTCAGCAACAATGACAAACTCATCACCGTTCAGCTTGCCCTTGCCTAGTGCCTGGCTGAGCTGGAAGAATGCGCCCGCTGCTTCTGCGCCAGCAAGACCGGACTGCAATGCAATGGCATTAAAGCCTTGATAGATCTGGCCAGTCTCTTGCAGGCCAAAACCAACGCCCTTCAATCGACCGTAAACATCGGCTAGCGCTTTGGTTGACTCTGTTTGCGTCAGTCCAAATTTTGCCGACGTATCAGCCGCCAGCGCCATTGCGGCGTTGAACTCGTCTGTGCCGCTGGTGAGGTTGCGTAACCGCTGCTCTGCTGCGCCACGCTCAAACGCAGTGTCTAGCCCAGCCTTGACGGCAGTCAATGCCGTTGTGATCGTCAGCAGCGGGCCAAGCGCAGCCTGCAATGCACCGCCTAAGCCCTTTGCGCCGGTTGCTGCTGCGTTAAAGCCGCCCTGTACATCAGTGGCGGCGGTCTTAACGCGGTTGAGCTGCTGGATCGCGTTGGCGGCATCAACGTTAATCGCAACATTTGCTACGACTGACATGATCCGCCAACTGGTTCCTTACATTCTACGCCGACTAGCTTTTTGGCTTGACTCTTCCGCTTCTTGGTATTCCACCTGATACATCAACCCCCAAAGCTGCAGCTCCTCGTAGGTAAGGCGCTCCGACAGCTCCAGAAGCGTGTATCCAAGATCTCTGGCTAAGCGCATCATCAGCCTGAGCAGATGATCCTGTTTAACCAGCTTGATCAGTTTTTTGCGTCGACCTCTTCCACGTCGTGCTTATCGGTCAGCACTGCCAGCATCAAGCTTTGCAGGTCTGCATCACGCACTTCGTTTTTCAGCTCAGCAATCTCACCAGCGCGAAACAATGGGCGCCCGTTCTCATCCAATGCTTTGGAGACCAAAAGCTGCAACGCAAACGCAGTTGCCTCATCTGAGCCAGCATCCTTCTGCGCCCGCTCGCGTTCAGCCATGGTCAGCGGCTTGCAGTAAAACTCAAACACATCGCCATCGCTCAGCTCGACTTGCTTCTTGATCGGCGTAAGGTTCGCTGCCTTCTTCAGGCGATCAAGCGCACGCATGGATGAATTGGCAGAAGCCATGCAAAAAAAATGTTCAGTTCATTGATACTTTAATCGCAAAAAAGCCCCTAGTGCAACTAGGGGCAATCAGCGATCAAGCAGAGGTGCTGAAATCGAAGCTAGGAGCACCGGCTGGGCGGAAGGTGATCTCCACCATCTGGGCGTCATCAGGATTGATGTTCAGACTGGCGGTCAGCAGCACGGCATCCATAGCAATGGAGCGGCTGAGAGCTTCGCTGCTTTGCTTGTCGGTGTACAGCTTGAAGGCACAGCCAACCTGCTGACGCTGCAGCACGTCTTCCACCATGCGATTGGACAGTGCGCTGTCTTCGTTGGTCACATAGATGCTGGCGGTGCCATTGCCATCGGCAAAGCCAGGGATGTAGGCGCGGAAGGGCGCATACTGCCCAGCGGTTTGGCCGATGGTGGTCACGTCGATCTCAGCGCGGCTGATTTCAAAACTCCACGACTGCACTTGGCCAACGGCGGCGTAGTCGGCGTAATACACCTCGAACTCGTTGGGTGCCGCAGCAGTGCCGTCGTCAGTGATAGGCAGGATGGTGCCACCAGCGGCAGTGGATACGGTCAACGCGCCAGTAGCTGCGCTGTAGCTCAGCACGTAGTAGGTGGTAGCCGCCGAGATCGGAGCAGGCAAAGTGCCAGTGCCGGACTCGCCAGACTGACTGTTGACCACGCGGAACTTGACCGGATCGCCAACCTTGAAGTTCAGGTAAGGCTCAACGGTGATGGTTTCAGTTGAAGTATTGACCCCAGACTCACCGAATGTTCCGGTGGTTCCAGCGGGCTTGTAGTAAAGGGCGCCGGACGTACCGGACAAAACAGTGACAGCCATGTTGTGAACGGTATTGGCTACCGTTAGTCTAAATACGCTTCAAACGTAGCAGTTAGCTGAGTTTGAAAGTAAGGCTCAGGTGCTGCTGGCGTTACTTGCGCTGGCCCTGAGGCTGCATCAAAGATAATGCTAGAAAACTTGGCGCGATCAAACAAATCCTTCAGCCGCTCTGCAATGGTGAAATTAGCAGCAGTGCCTTGACCCTGCGGTGTAAAGACATTGACTACCAGCGTGCCAGTCTGGCGGTTAAAGCCAACGCCGCCAGTCGGCAGCAGCGTGGCGTAGCTGTTGTCGCCAAAGCGGATGAACACCTGCACCCATGGCGTGTTGTTGGGCGGCGTAAACGGCACGTTTTGATAGCTGACCGGATAGGCAGGCGCTATGGCCATCTGCGTTGCAATGCGCCCTTCAATGGCAGCGCGAACGTCGTTGTAAGTGCTGCTCATGATTCCCTCCCGATGCGGTCAGCGTTGACGCGCACAAAGCCTTGGATGTCTTTGGCGATGCCTTCTACCCAGCCAGCTTGGCCGCCAACGGCGCCCGATGTCTGCTTACTGTGCCCTCTAGCCAATCTTTCGGCATACGGCAGATTATTGTGCACGCTGTAGACGTTGCCTAGCTTTTCTTGTCCGGCTTGGTATCCAATGCTGATGCGACGCTCAAGACTTGGATCTTTGGGCGGATTGCTTGATTCTTTATATTCTCCCGTCGCTGGCTGTTGGGCAAAGCCATCGTAATTACCTGCTGTATTTTGCCCGGTTGCCCAGCTAGCGCGAAAGCGTCCCGTATCGACAGGACTGGCTTGTTTCAGCCGTAGTTCAGTCTCAAATACTGCTGTCCGCAACAGCTTCTCAAACTGCTGCTGGGCGTAATCACCAATATCACCAACCTGGATCGTGCGTGCCATTATGCCCTCAAGATCAACTCGTAAGTGATCGGGGTGTTGTCCTGCTCGATGGTGCGCACCGTGATCACCTGATGCGTGATCGCTCCAATGAGCACTTCGTCGGCAGTGGTAGGTGGATTTGCAATGTCAGCCGCAGCGATCAAAAGCCGCTTGTCGTTTGCCTGAATCAGATCATTAGCCTCACGCAAATTGACATCTTCCAGCACGCCACGCACTGCAGTATCGGTCGTGGTCTCACTGACGGTGCCAGTGCTGGTGTTGTAGGCGCCTGTTGTCACCCTGCGGATAGTGGCAACACCGCCAAACTTGCTCATCAGCTTGCTTGCAACTTTACGCAGCGAAGTGGCAAGTGTCATCAGAGCTTATAGGCAACGCAGTGCCCATTTTGCAGCTTGATACTGGTGAATACGCCGTAGAGAGTTGTTGCTGCGCTGAATGACTGGCCGGACAACGTGGTGCCGTCGTAATTCTGCGCAATGATTGTATCAATTTGAGTATTAGTCGTGAAATGAATGGCACCCCATCTGCCGGTACGAGTGCTGCTGTCCCCAACAAAGGTGGCGCCAATAGAATAGTTAATGCCAAAAAAGTTTGTATCACTCATGATCAGATCCTGTATGCAACGACTTTGCCGGATGCCAGCGTGACACTGGTGAAGACACCGTAGACCTCGTCACCAGCCGCAAGCGGCACGGATGTGAACGCATTGCCACTAGCGTTTTGGATCACTGCGGATGCAATCACAGCATCGGCCAATGCGTAAAGCTTGCCGAACCTGCCAACGTGAGCTGCGGTGTCGCTGATGTACTCAAAACCAATGTTGTAAATGTCTTCCACGATCAGCTCCGGCGGATGGAAAAGTTACCTGGTCCACTGATTCTAATCCCTGTCAAATACCGCTCATATAAGGGCGGTACGCGATCAGCGCCTGTAGCACTGGAGCTAGCGCCGGCAGTTGTAACGCTAAGGCTGCCGATGCTGACTGACTTGTAATCCTCCAATCCGCTCAGCGCCATTCCGTCCTTGTTGTTGTTCAGGTAAACAGCAAGGACGCACTGAGCGAACTCGATCCGGTCAGGGATCTCACTGTCGGTGTAGTAGTCGGTGGTGATGCGGAAGGGGAAACCTATGGCGTAGGTGTTGATATAGGTGTCGGGCTTGCGCACGCCGGTACGCGGCCACTGCAAGGCTTGCGTATCAGTGGCGCGGGCGCCAAGGAATCGCTCGCGGTCGATCCGTTGCGTTGCTGTAAACAGCGCGCGGTTCTTTTGGTCTGTCGTAGCTGATGCCCAAGCTACAACGTCATCATCCTGAACGAAGCCTTCAATAATCAGCTCCGCTGCTGCCAGCGTCAGGTAGGAGTTTGCGTCTGCCGCGCCTGGCGTGGCCACGATTGTTATTGCCATCAGCCGGTGGCTCTGTTATTTCAAGTTTAAGTGTGGGCTCTGCAATAGAAAGAGAGGCTGCCTCGTTAGAAGCAGCCTCCAGTTCACGCAGTCGCCGGAAGGCGAACATGCCCATCAGACGCGCTTAAGCAGCACGGTCAGGATCACGCCAGCCAGAGCGGTGGTGGTGCCAGTCACATCAAGAGACAGGCGGTTGCCAGCCTCAAGAGTGAGATCGCTGGTGGTAGTGGTCAGAGCAGGGGTTTGCTCGGTAAGAGCAGTGCCCTTGAAGTTGATGGTGGCGCTCAGAAGGTCGTCACCAGCGGTGGCGGCCTCAGTGCCTTGGCAACGACGAACGGTGCCGGTTACAGCGCCGCCATCGCTGCCAGCAGTGGCGTGAACTTCACGCACTGCAACCACTTCGCACTTAACGGGAGCAGTCCAGAATTGCACGTCGGCAATCGAGGATGCACCGTAAAAAGTAGCTTCGAGGTACTGCTCAGTGGACAGTTCAAACTGGGAGGGTTGTGCCATGATCAGTTACCTCAATCGAAGTTAGAGGTGTTGGTCGCGCGGACGATACCAAGGTTCTTGGTTTCGTACACCTTCGACCAGTTGCCCACGGTCTCCAGTTGAGCACGGGTGGGGTTAGCAGTGGTTACTGCCCACTTAGCGCCAACGGGGTGGTACACGTAGTGCAGGTCGATCGACATGGCATCGCTCTTGGCGAGGATGTCACGGTCGGTTTCGGTCTGCATTGCCATCTGCTCACCGGAGGCAATAGCGCCTTGGGTGAAGAAGTAGGTGGCGTACTCAGTGGTGGAGCCGCTGCCGCTGGTTTGCACGTCGTCACTGACGATCACGCGCAGGCCGCAGTAGGTGGGTACATCCACGCTGCCGCCATAAGCAGCAACGAGGGAACCGCCGGATTGGGTGGTGCTAGTGCCGCGGGCTTCAGCAGTCGACACATAGTCAATAGCCTTGCGCTCAACCAGGTCGTAATAGACCTTGCTGTGCATTGCGATTGCGGTCAGCTTGTCGCCTTGGTCACCCAGCAGCGACTTGGCTTCTGCCACATGACGCGGGGACAGCACAGTCGGGGTATCGCCCGATTCGCCGTCGATGGTCAGGGGGAAGAAAGCAGCCGAGCTAGAGGTGGTGCCCAGGGTGCCGAACACACCGGCGAGGCAGGACAGCAGATCCTTTTGGCGCTGGTTAGCGATGTAATCAGCGATCTTGGCGCCGATGGCGGCCATGGGATCAGAACCAGCAGCCAGAGCAGCCAGGTCACGAGCCTCAAAGGCACGGCCACGGTGCAGGATCACGCCGACTTGCTTGTCAGCTTGAATCTTGCCGGGGGTGAGGCTGCCGCTATCGGTCAGCACCTCGAAATCACCGGAAAGGTTTGCTTTCCAGAACGGAACGTTGATGAAATCACCGCCCTCGGTGGCATTTAGCTCCGCCATGGGCTGCACCACACCGCTCGCCAAAAAGGCATCGCGGAAGGTGGTTTGCTCAATGACGTAAGGCGTAAATACCTCGGGGATGATGATGTCAGAGCGAAGGGTCGCCATGACTAATCCTCAAAAAGGTTTACGGATGCGGGCGCAGCCCTAGGCTCTATGTGGCGCAGCCATCACGAGCAGACACTTAAATACTAACGGTTGGCTGCTGCCTTCATGCGCTCATAAAGGTCACGGTCTGTACGGAATAGCCGTGACTGCTCGGTGAGATTAAAGCTGTCGCGGCTGAATGGATTAGCCATGCCGGCAGGGATGGCGCCATTGCTGCCGCCGGTTGGTGCGCCACTGCCTTGCGGCTTGGGTTGTTTCTGCATCCATGCAGGCAACGTCTTGGCCCATTCGCTGACGGGTGTGCGCTGGTAACCATCGACCACAACCACAGTGCCATCCGCCTCGCGTTGGATTGCGTCAGGCGACAGCTTGGTCTTAAGCACAAGATCAGGATCGTGCACAATCTCAGCCAATGCCGTAACTGCTGGCGTGACCAGCTCTAACTCACGGACGCGTGACTCAAGCTCTGTGATGCGCTTGTCCTTCTCCGCCGTCGCCTCACGGAACTGCTGCTCCAGAGCCTGCCGTGCCTCTTGGTATTTGCCTTGGGATTCAAGCTGCTGTTGTTCGTAGTTGCGCTTGAACTCCAGCAGTTCATCGACATTGACCCCATCAGGCGCCTTGGATTTCTTTGCTGCACGCAGCTCTGCAATCAGCTCTTGATTCTTGCGTTCTAATGCTTCAATACTGCGCTGCAGTACATCAGCATTCCCAGTAGTAGCCGCAGGCTCCTGGGTTTGTTGTTCATCGGACATGGATAAGCCGCAGGCTTAATTGCACTTCTACGTTACCACTTCTCCTTGTCAGCCCAATACGCAGCGGACATCTTGCCCTTGGCGATATTGCTGGCGTGACGCGCCTTAAAGGATGCACGGCGTGCTTTGGCCGCGGCGGATTCACCCTCGCGTGATGGGCTGCCGCTGACGCCTTGCTGCCCAAAACGGATCAGCTTTACCTTGTCGCCTTCCTTGGCGAGCACCGCGTGCGACTTGTTCGGATGCTTCGGCGTCCGCTTCGGCTTGTTGTAGCCGTCAAACTGCTCGCCGCGGTAAGTGATCATTTCTTCGGCTTGCGGCGCTTTGCAGTCTTAGCAGCCGCCTTGAAATCAGCGGCACTAGGGCGATCAGGGTCGCCCTTGCGTGCCATGCGCTCCTTACTGCCGGCCGCAATGCGCTTGCGCTTGGCGGCGATGTTGGCGTAAAGGCCTGGTTTCTTAGGCATTGATTACCTCCTTGCTCCGCGCTTAGTGGCTGATTTACCGCCAAGCCTAGCTTTGCTGGCTTCTAGTTGCTTTTTGAGATCAGCCATGCGGGCCTTACTGGCTTCAATCTTTTGTGTAGCTTCTGCTTTTTTCTGACGTGCCTGTTCAAGTCCAGCTTTGGCGGAAGAAACTTTTGATGCCGGCTTTTTAGCCTCTAGCTTAGAGATTTTTGCTTTTAGTTCTTTTTGTTCTTTATTGAGCTTTGCTGTCTCGCGTTTAGCCCATCGCTCATCAGATGAACGGTCAGACCTGTTCCCATACGACGCTCCGCCAGTACTGGCAAAGCGTCCGTTTTTGTTGCGCTTGTATGAACGTGCCATCACTTCTTACCCTTGCGTGATTTGCCAGCTTCAGATAGGGCAATTGCTATTGCCTGCTTGCGGCTTTTTACTTTTGGACCCTTGCCTGGTCCGGGCTTGCCGCTTTGGAGTGTTCCCCGCTTGTACTCGCCCATCACCTTGGCTACCTTGTCCTTCTTCTTGGCCATCCCGCCATTCCTCAATACCTGTTAACAGTGTAGAGCCGTCAGCTGTTGCCCAACCCTTATCGGTGTAGATGGCTGGCACCCATGCCTCGCCATGCAGCGCCTCTACGGGATCACTCGAGATGTAGTAGATGCCAGCATTCTGAAAATGGCGCAGGCTAGGCAGGTCCATATCGTGCGCGAAGCTGATCCAAGGTTAGCTCTGAGCCGTCATCACGGACTAGCTTGGCGATGGCTTGATCGGGCCCGCGATCTTCGGCAAGCCTTCTAAAGTATTTCGCCTTTTCCGCGCCCAGCGCTTTCGCCTGCCGGGCTAAGCGATCGGCGTCAGATTCGCCCTTTTGCTTGTTTGCCAGCCAGTCACCATAAGACACATCCGCAGGCACTTGGCCACCTGCTGATGCACGCTTAGCTGGCGGTGGTGGTATGAATCCCAGCTCGTCGTAGTCGATCACTGGCACCGTCGTGCTGCGGCAGTTGAAGTGCTGCGGTGGCGTTGGGCCTTTGCCGTATTCAAACTCGCGGCCATCCAATGCACGGCAAATGCTGCTGGTTCGGGTATCCAATGTTGCCACATAGCGATACTTTTTAGTGATGTCTTGATTGGCTTCATACACCTGCTGGCTAGCTGCATTGGCTACTTGGTTGATACTCGTGCGCACAAGACTAACGATCTGATTGCCGGCAACCGCTGTTGCCTGGCCGCCTGCTGCAACTAGCTGCTTCACGGTCTTGGCTTCTTCGCCAAATTCAAGGTTTCCGATCAGCCGCTTGGCAATGGCTGGCGTCGGCTCACCAGTCAGCAAGCCTTGCCGCACGACTTGCGAGAACCGCTCAGCTTGGTCAACGGCAATGCCGCGAAATGCCTTGATAACCACTTCGCCATTGGGCAACGTGATCGTGGCGCCTTGCGCTGCGGTGAGGCTGAATGTTGCCGGTGCACCTTGGACGGCAGCAAACAGGTCGTCCGACAGCGCTACCACATTGATCTGCGTTGGATCAGTGGTGACCACTGACTGCGCAAACTGCGGGCTGATCTCCACGGTGC